GACAGCGTCCAGCAGAGCGGAGCCAGCACCCCGTACCGCACCCGTGGTCTCGGAAGCTGGATCGCCTCGGCAGCCCAGACCGATCTCCCTGTGCCGAGCGACTACCGCTCCGTCTCCAGTGCGATCAGCTCGACCGCGACTGACTCGATCACCGAGGGCAGCATCCAGAACCTCCTCCAGGCGATCTACGAGCAGACCGGCACCGTCAAGAACCTCGTGCTGCTCTGCGGCCCGACCCTGAAGCGCCGCTTCACGGAGTTCACCCGCACCCAGGCTGGCTCGACCAACGTGGCCTTGAACGTCAAGACCTACAACCAGGACGCCGCCGACAAGAAGATCACCGCGACCATCGACATGTTCGAGGGTGACTTCGGCAGCCTCCAGCTCCTCCCCTCCCTCCTGCTTGCACAGGATGGAGTCGCAGCGGTTCAGAGCCGCCGTGGATACATCATCGACCCCGAGATGGTTGAGGTGCGCTACGGTCGCCGTCCCGCCTTCCGCGAGCTTGAGGATCGCGGCGGTGGTCCCCGTGGCATCATCGACGCCATCGCTGGCCTCGTCTGCCACAACCCCCGTGGCTTCGGCAAGATCGCTTCGACCGCTTCCTAATCGGGTGGTCTGACACCGGATGCTCCCCTGTCATGGGGGGAGCATCCCAGCCAGATCACAGATCACACAGGGGAATGATTACTGAAGAGAACATAGGGATCGACGATCCCGAGGTGCTTGACCTGATCAAGAAGGAGCTCTACTCCGGCTGGCACGCCTCCGCCGTCATGGCCGAGATCCGTCAGCGACAGGTCGCCGAGGCCAACTCCCGCATCCAGAGCGCCATGATCGAAGGGATCGGCCAGCACACCATGAGCGTGGACGCCGACGCCTACTACTACTGGCAGTGGAAAGAGCGCGGCTGCTGGCAGGACAAGGGCTTCCGCGCCGACTTCCTCAAGAAGAACCCCCACTGCGCCGCACCCAAGGCCGAGCGCAAAATCCGCATTACCCGCTGAAAAAGCTAAAATCTAAAAGCTAAAAGCGAAAATCAGAGTCTCCCCGTTTTCGCCTTCCACTTTCCACTTTCCACTTTTCGCCTTTCCCCATGGATCGTTCCCAAATCTCCACCCTTCTCTCCGAGATCTCCCAGGCTGAGGCCGATGCCTCCTACTACTACGGGCGGAAGGTCGAGAACTTCAACACCCGCTTCTGCCTATGGGCGGGTCAGAGCGAGGATGGCCGCAAGCATCAGGCTTCGCTCGGCCGGAAGCCCTTCCCATGGGACGGAGCCGCCGACAGCCGGATCCGACTGGCCGACACGATCACCAATGAGAATGTCCGGCTACTCAAGCGAGCCTTCTTCTCGGCAAGGATGCAGGTCCAGCCGGTCGAGTCGAGCGACTCCATCATCAAGCAGGCCGTGCAGGTCGCGCTCAACTGGATGATGAAGGTCCACTGCCTCGACGACCTCCGGCGCGAGGTGGAGCTGGCGCTCCAGATCCGGGAGACCTTCGGGCTGGCCTTCATGGGGATCTTCTGGAGGACCACCACCCGCATCGAGAAGAAGTCGATCACCCTGGAGGAGATCCAGAATGTCGCCCTGCAAGGTGACGGAGCCGCCGCCGCCCTGGTCGAGGCGATCCTTGACCCCCTTCAGGAGGAGAGCGCCCGCGCCATGCTGGGCCTGCTGGCCGAGGAGGCTGGGAAGCTCTCAGCCGTCCGCGCCCTGCGCGAGAAGGGGATCTTCGAGTACGAGTCACCCTACATCTTCGAGTCCAAGCCCGAGTGGGTCGCCCTCGAACCACTGGAGGATATACTCTTTCCCGCCTCCTGCTGGTCGATCCAGAGGGCACCTTGGGTCGCCCGCCGCGAGCTGATCACCGAGGAGGAGCTGCGCGAGAGGGAGCTGACCGAGGGCTACGACGCCGAGTGGGTCGAGCGTGCCGTCAAGCAGAAGGGAATGACCCAACGGGTCAACCGGAACATCCTCCGCAACAACGAGCACCTCGCCGACAACGACCGGGATCTGATCGAAGTCTTCCATGTGTACCGGAAGGTCCACGACAAGGGTGCCACTCGCGTCGAGTGCACCGTCCTGAATACGGCCGTCACCGACCTCGTCGCCAAGCACGACATCTCCCCCTACGAGCACGGCCAGTTCCCCTTCATCGAGCTCCCCCGCGAGCGGACCAGCCGGAATCTCCTTGAGTCACGCGGCATCCCCGAGCTGGTCGCCACCCAGCAGATGGAGATCAAGACCCAGAGGGATTACCGGAGCGACCGCGCCTCCATCGCCATCCTCCCTCCCGTCCGCGTCCCGGCGAATCGTGGGAAGATCGAGCTGGTCTTCGGCCCCGGCACCCAGATCCCCGAGCGCAGGCCCGGAGAGTTCGGATGGATGGAGCCGCCACCGTTTGACAAGGGAACTATTGAAGTCGAGCAGTCCACCCGTGGCGACGTGGATGAGTATTTCGGGAGGGCCACCGCCGCCATCGCCCCGGCCCGTACCATGCTGGCCCAGCAGGATCTTGTCGATAGCTTCCTGACCGACATGAAGCTGGCCGTCGCCCAGACACTCCAGCTCATGCAGCAGTATCTGACCGACGCCCAGGTCCAGCGGATCGTCGGGATGCTGCCCGGTCGGTTCCAGCTCACCCGCGAGGAGATCCAGGGACAGTTTGACCTTCAGGCCGACTTCGATGTCAGGGATCTTGACAACGAGTTCCTTGGGAAAAAGCTCGACTACATCGCCAAGGTGGCCATCCCGCTCGATGTGGCGGGAGTCATCGACCGGGCGGGTCTGGTCAAGTTCATCATGGGAGCGGTGGATCCCGTCCTGGGAGAGAACCTTGTCCGGGATGCCGGAGTGGCCGCAGCCGCCGAGGCCGAGGATGAGCAGGTCCAATTTACGAAGATCGCCGCCGGTGCCGAGCCCCCGCTCAAGGAAGGTGGCAATCCCCAGGTCCGCCTCCAGGTCCTCCAGCAAACCATCCAGTCCAACCCCGCCGTCACCCAGCGCTACCAGCAGGACGAGATCTTCCGGAAGATGATCGACGCACGGGTGCAGAGCTTCGAGTTCCAGATGCAACAACAACAGAACGCCCAGATCGGCCGCATGGGCGCGGTGCCTGCCTTGCAGAGCCTTGGCCAAGGCCAAGGCTAATTGTTGATTGCTGATTCCTGATTGCTGATTGCCCAATAAACAATCCAAACAATTAACAATTAACAATTTCTCATGAGTGCAAATCTAATCGTAGGAAAGGATCCCACCGGCAACAAAGTCCCCGTCGCGGTTGACGCCGCAGGCAAGATCCAGATCGGCGGAGTCCAGCTCGACAACTTAAACGTCAACACCGACCAGATCGAGGGGAAGCAAGATGTCACCAACGCCCTGCTCACGACCCAGGCAGCAGACCTCGCAGCGGTCAAAACCCAGCTTGCCACCGGGACGATTGCAGTCACGGGTGGAGGTGGTGGAGGAGGTTCGGGTGCCTCTGCCGCCTATAACGCGACCCTACCGACCTACACCTCTGGAGCATCCTCGACCCTCCAAACTGATGTCAATGGTCGCCTCATTACGACTGGCCCCGAACTCGCCACCATCGCTGACGAGGCGATCCTGATCGACGCCAAGCTCCCCGCCTTGTCCAGCGGCAGGGTTCCCGTCGAGGCAAACAACGCCGCATCACAAGTTTTCAACTACACGGCAACGGGTGCGGTTGCGGCTAACACAGTTCTCATTGGCCCGATAGATTGCGCCCAGTTCAGGGAGGTTTCTGTCCAGATCGTCTCCGCTGGAACTAGCTTCTTCATGGCTGGTCAGATTTCAAATGATGGCACGAACTGGATAAGCTGTCCTTTTGTCAACCAAGGTGGAACTATTTCAAGCAACGCCGTCGGAACGGCTACGATCTATAACTACCAACTACTCGGAGCTAAGAATTTCCGAGTCATTGCAAACGCAGGAGCAACCGCTGGCACGACAACCCTCGTCGCCTACGCCTCGCAACAGGCGACTCCGAAGCTGTATCAGTCGGTTTCTTGGGCTGGCGCGCCTCCTGTTTCAAACACTCCAAATGCCACAGTAACTAGTGGGTTTTTCTTATATCACACGCTCGTTTCAGCCGCATCAACGAATGCAACAAGCGTTAAGGGTAGCGCAGGAGTTATCGGAACACTCATCCTGACGAACAACTCGGCAAGCTGGGCCTATTTCAAGCTCTGCAATACCGCAACTGCACCGACCCCCGGCACGACCACTGCTGTCATCAACATCGGCGTTGCGCCAAATAGCACACTAGATTGCTCCACCGCATTCGCTGGCCTTCGCCTCACCACAGGCATTGCCTACTACGTCTCGGCTGGAACTTCGCTCACCGACAACACGGCACTCCCTGCCGCTGGTACCTTCCTCGTGAACATGACCTATGTTTAAGCTCACCCTCAACACCACAGGCGACGAGTTCTGGGATCGCATCGCCTCCTTCGTCGGATCGGAATCAGGCGAGGTAACTGGATCACCCTTCACGGACGGAAAGCAGTTCTACTGCGCCACCTTCAGCGGATACGGCGAGGTGACATGGATTCCCGAATCTGTCTGCACCGTCACGGAGGTTTCTGAGGAACCGGCTCAGTCCTGATCCCGTTTCATCATTCATCATTTTTCATTCTTCATTTTCCCCATGCCCCTCCTCCGCGATTTCCGCCTCTTCCTCCGCTGCTACCCCATCGCCCGCGGTCGTGTCTGGGCCGCACGCGAGACACGCTACCCCGGCACCGTCCTTCACATGATCGCCTACAACGAGACCAGGACGGAACTGGTCAAGCGCGGCATCCGGGAAGAGGCCCAAATCACCGGAGCCGTCGTCATGATTGCAGTAGGACTTGCTTACATCCTGAATAGGTAAATACAGAAAGCGAAAAGCGAAAATCTAAAAGCGAAAATCAGAGCGTCCCCATTTCCACTTTCCTCTTTCCACTTTCCAATTTCTCCTCCTTCAGCCTTTAGCCTTCAGCCTTCAGCCTTTCCCCATGAAATCAACCTCCTACGAGAAGATCCTAACCGGTGTCGCCGCCCGCATGGGCCTCGATCCCTCGGCTACCCTCCAGACCTCCACCCGTGCCGCCCTCACGGAGTACCTGAACTCCCGCATCTCCATCGCCTGGGAGTGGGATCGCTGGCCGGAGCTCTGCCGCATCGAGCAGCGCACCGCCGAGGTGAGCGGCACGGAGCTTTCCCTCTCCTACGAGCAGGCGGGTCAGGAGCCCTTCGGCGAGATCTTCGGGATCTACCTGGATGACCCCGACAAGACGCTCACCCCCAAGGAGCTGGGATATTCCCTGCGCGACGAGCGGATTCTGCTTGACCCTGATCTCGCGGTGACGGACGTATGGGTGCACTATCGGCTGCGTCCCTTTCAGTACGGCGCGGTGTCATGGAGCGCGGCAACTTCCTATGCCGCCGGGGACATCGTGCGGTTCACGGACGGCCACTGCTATGAGGCCCTGATCGCCCATTCCGCTGTCACCCCTCCCACGGGAACACACTGGAAACAGATCCCGGTCCCCCAGATCCTCGCCGAGTACCTCAAGCTCTCGGTCGCCAGCGACGCCCTCCGAGAGGATGGCCAGCTCGACAAGGCCAACAATGAGGAATACCGCGCCGAGGGCCACTTGATCCGCGAAAGCGACAAGATCGGCCTTCAGATCGGCAGCATGGGCGGCCGCTGGAGCGCACGGGTGGGATGAAAGCAAAAAGCTAAAAGCTAAAAGCGAAAATCAGAGCCTCTCCGTTTCCCATTTCCACTTTCCAATTTCCACTTTTTCCCTCCCCTTCAGCCTTCAGCCTAACCCCCTATCACTATGTCCGCCAGAGACCAATTCCCAGCAGCAGTCGGCCAAGTCATCACCGACACCAACACCGTCAACGGAACCTTCCGCGAGATCCGCGTCGTCACCGCGGCACAGTTCCACACGCTAACCGGCAGCCTGACCGGAGCCGCCAACACCACCATCGGCAGCGCCCCGACCTATCCCGCCAATCATGTCCTGAGCGGGCTATTCAGCTCGATCAAGCTGCACGGGGGATCGGTCGTCGCCTACCAGGACTAAGTGATGGCCTCGGCCTCCTCACCCATGCCACACCCGGCGGTGCTGGCCCTCTCGGCCGTCGCCGCCTGCTCGGGAGGTGCCGCCCTCTTCACCTTCTTTAGCCTCTACTCAGCCCTCCCCCTCCGGATGGAGCGGGTCGAGAAGCTCAACGAATCCCAGGATGCTCGTCTCTCGGAGCTCCAGAGCGAAGCCGCCCAGCGCCGCGAGGTACTGGCCGCCGCCATGGCGACACTGACACAGATCGACCAGCGCACCCGCCGAATCGAGGACAGGATCCTCAGCAAATGAAGAATGAAGAATGAAGAATGAGAAATGACTGAAGGTTCAGCCTTCAACCTTTCCCTATCCCTTTCATCCCCTTCATCCCTGTGAATCTCTAATCAAACCCTTTGCCTCGGCCGGGGAGCCGGAACCCCCTGCGTCCGGCGACGATCCGGCCAAGGCACGACTTTTAGGAAATGAAGAATGACTGAAGCTCTTCAGATTCCACTTTTCACTTTCTAACCTTTCACTTTCTAACCCTCCCCTATCCACATGCCCTGGGACATTCCACAGATGGTGACGACGATCGGCGGGATCGTGAACAAGTTTGTTCCCGACCGGGATCAAGCTGCCAAGATCCAGGCGGAACTCAGCGTCAAGCTGATGGATATGGAGGCTCAGATGAGCAAGGCGCAAACCGATGTCAACGCCATCGAGGCCTCAAGCAGTAACCTCTTTGCCTCATCCTGGAGGCCCGCCGTGGGATGGGTCTGCGCTTCGGCGTTCGCATGGCAGTTCGTGGGACAGCCCCTCTTCAGTTTCTTCTACACGCTCTTCACCAAGCATCCCGCACCCGTCGTCGCCCTTGATCACGATGCGCTCAACACCGTCCTCTTCGGCCTCCTCGGTCTAACCGGCGCTCGCTCCTGGGAGAAAATCCGAGGAGTCACCAAGTGATCCCGTTCTGCTTCTGACCTAACAGTCTTCAGCCTTCAGCCTTCAGCCTTTCGCCTTTCCCCATGATTGACCCTCGTTCCGCCAAGGTGATCGCCACCCTTCTCCTGAAGGTCCAGCCGACCTTTGCCAATCTCTTGATCGAGCTCAAGAAGCATTTTCAGGAGAAGGGACTGGAGTGCAAATACATCTCCGGCACCCGCACCTATGCCGAGCAGGATGCCCTCTACGCCAAGGGCCGCACCGCCCCCGGTCCCGTCGTCACCAAGGCACGCGGCGGGGAGAGCAATCACAACTTCGGCATCGCCGTGGATGTGGGGCTCTTCACCCCGGATGGAAAATACCTCGGCAGCTCACCCCTCTACAAAGAGATCGGCAAGATCGTGAAGGAGTTCCCGACACTCGAATGGGGAGGGGACTGGAAGTTCATCGACGAGCCTCACATCCAATGGCGCACCGGCCTGACCATGGCACAAATGCGGGAGCGGGTGAAGAACGGCAGGGCCGTTGTCTGAGTCGAGAGTCGAGCGTCGAGAGTCGAGAGCCAGCGGGCTGCAAGTTTTCATCATTCATCATTCATCCTTCATAATTTTCTCCACCCCATGCCCAAGATCGAACAGCGTGACATCCGGTTCAAGGCCGTCGGAGGAGCCCAACTCGCCGACAACCTCGACCTATCGGCCAAGTCTCTTACGCTTCCTTCGCCTCTGAACGTAAGCATCACCGGATCCGCCGCGTCAGCAACGACCGCGGCCTCGGCAACTACTGTCCCCGATTCCTCGATCACGCTGGCCAAGCTGGCAACGGCCGTTCAGCAGCTCTTGGTGCCTGCTGGAGCTGTCTCGGCCTTTGCCATGAGCGTGGCGCCGACCGGCTGGCTAGAGTGCAATGGGGCGACTGTCTCCAGGTCAACATTTGCAACGCTCTTCCAAGCAATCGGAACCACATACGGGGTTGGTGATGGGAGCACAACCTTCACTCTGCCGGACTTCCGAGGGGAGTTCCTGCGCGGATGGGATAACGGCCGCGGCGTGGACGCTTCCCGAGGAATAGGCACATTCCAGGACCAAGACTGGAAGGGCTTCTGGATGACCAACACGGGCCAGAACTGGAGTGGCGGTTATTCACATAGCGATGTCTATATGGGAAAATCGCTTGTTTCTTATATTGGAAATTTATTCACCGGAATGTGGTCCAACCCAAGTGCTGCTATTGGAACCAAGTGGGATAGCTCAGAGATCCGCCCGCGCAACCGCGCCGTCCTCTTCTGCATCAAGACATAAGCTCCGGTCTTCAGTCTTTTCATCATTCATCATTCATCATTCATCATTTTCCCCTGATGCCTCTCGACAATCCCGCCCAACGCGAAGGCGATTCCGGTTTCATCGGCATGGCCTCCCGCATCAATCCTCTCCAGCTCAAGGAGGGGATGGTCCAGCTCGCGGTCAACATGCGCCTCGACCGGGGCGTGGCCCAGACCCGCAAGGGAGCCAAGCGCCTGGCCGATGCCATCGCGGCCGGTGATACGGAGCTGGTCCTCGACTTCACGCTAGGCACCGACATCAGTGTGACCTCCATCACCCGTGTCGGCACGACCGCCACCGTCACGACCTCGGCTCCTCATGGCGAGACGGCAGGCCAGATCGTGAATCTGCGAGGGGCGACTCAGCCCGAGTATAATGGCGACTTTTCCGTGGGGACCGTTCCCACCTCGACTAGCTTCACGATCACGGTCTCGGGGACTCCGGCCACCCCGGCGACGGGAACCATCACCTTCAATGGTGGCCCGGTCGTTCGCTCGACCTACTCGGGAGGTGTCTTTGCCGCCGGTCTCTACTCCTCTCCGCGACTGGATGACTCCAATGAATACATCGTGCTCGCCGGACCCGACGCCGCCTATCTCTGGCGGGAGGGTGCCAGCCTCATCACCAAGAGCTATCCCTCATCACCCGTCACGGAGCTGATCTTGCCCGGTGATGATGTCTCGCTGACCCAGGCCTTCGACAGGCTCTATCTCCTGCGCTGGCGGGATGAGGTGGAGTACCGTCTTTCTTCGCTGACGCAGACGACCGGCACCGCCACCGCCACCACGCCGACTCCCCACGGCTACGCAGTCGGCCAAGTGGTTCGGATCTATGGAAGCGATCAGGCGGGCTACAATGCCGACTTCCTGATTGCCAGCGTCCCCACGACTACAACCTTCACCTTTGCCGTCCCGACCGGCACCGTCACCCCCTCGACCGGAGTGGCCTTTGCCCGGCGAGTCTGCGCCCCCCTGGTCTGGGATGGAGGCACGGGGAACTTCGTCAGGGTCGGCCTCGGCACCCACCCGGCAGGACCCACCTTTAGCCGGATGCCCTCGGGCTCCATCGTCACCTACACGAACAATACCCTGCTCATGGCCCGAAACCGCGACGAGGTGATCATCAGCGATGTGCTCGATGCCGAGACCTATG